ATGTGTGGCGACTTCTTGCATCGATAGAACACGCGCTCGACTACGGTATTTGCTGTGATACCTGCTATGAATGTGCGAAGATACGCACTATCAATGCACTTGAAGCCTACTTCGATACCGGCGCTACCTCGGTTGAGAACTCCTCACGCCTGCTGAAAAGCTCAGAGTCGGAGTGTTCTAAATGTAAGAAATGGGAGGAGTATCGCAAGGGGATAGTGCCAAAGGCTGAACGTGAGTCGGTTACTGCTGAGATGCTTTATGAGGGAAAGATGTATAAGGGCGTGCTCTATCTGAGGGAAGAGGGAAGCACGGCATGAGCACGTACCGCCGCCCTCCTGACTATCTTGAAGCTGAGCAGATACGCGATATCCGCCGTCGTATGCTGCTGGCCTGGATCGTGGCCCTATTCAGCCTGCTTACCTGGATTATCGTCTATGAAGCGTGGCACGTGCTCATGGCTTTGATGGTTATGCACGCGATGGTGAGGTAAGTATGAATGAGTTTCTCCTCAGACTTCATACTGAAACGTTCGTGCCTTTGGCAATAGAAGAGTACCGCTTGTCTGGGGGGCCATCCGAGCACGATTTTGCACGAATACGCAATGTCTATCCAACTGAGGTAGGTTCGCACGGCGATGCCCTATTATATCGAGAGAAAGGGCAAACGGCGCGCATGATGAATATATTGGTTGATGGACTCGCAGTGTTGGCCTTTTGTCCTGGTGGAGTGACTGCATTTGACCGTCATTTTGAGGCTTTACCAATCTGTACAAGTGATGGTGAGGTAAAGAGATGATAAACGAACAGGAACTGCAAAAAGCATTAGAGCAGGTATGCAACTCGACGAGCTGGACCTGGGTAGGCGCTGATGGACACGTCCAATTATGGACGTGCAATGCTTGCGGATGTGTGGCCAGGGACCATCTCACGCTTTCAGGGTATCTTGTCTATGGTCCGCATTATAAGCCGGGGTGTGCCCCTATGGCAGTCGGGGGAAATTCATAGTATGACTGATGCTGTTACACAAGAGCACGATATGCAGTCCATCAAGCGCATGTTGGCAAAGGCGGTGGTGGAATCATGAGCGAGGTGAATTGGCAGCAGATACGCGCTGATTACGAAGCGGGGGGAACGACTCTCCGCCAACTTGCTACTAAGTACGGTATCTCAAAGTCGGTTATTGGTGAGAGAAAGTTTAGCGAGCAGTGGGATAACACCAAAGAGCGGACGGCGGACAGCGGACGGCGGACAGCGGACAGGATACCCCCACCCCCTAAGCTGTTGCAGTTGCCCGTTCCTGACGATGCTGTATCCATTGCTCGCATTGGCTTGCACCAATTAGCACAGCATTTGCAAAGCGACACCATACTAGAAGTCAGAGATCACAAATCACTCAGTGATGCTTTAGCGCAATATGTGAAAGTCCTCCAAACTGCGCCGCAAGAACCGGAGTCAAAAGAGGGCCTGGTTATCCCACTCGAAAAGCTCTCACCTTCCACACGGCAAGAGATTCGGCGTCTCCTCGTTGAGGATGCGCGGCAACAAGAGAGGACAGGCTAATGCTCACACTTGTTAGGCCGCCCGAAACGCTCTCTGCGCTTGAAACATACGACGCCTACGATGCCAGGTTCAACTTCAGACTGTTCGTGCCACTAGCCTGGCCAATCATCGAACCAGGCCGTTCGTTTGTCCCTGGCTGGCATCTGGATGCTATTGCCGATCATCTGACAGCCGTCTCAAATGGTCAGATCAAGCGACTCCTGGTCAATATGCCGCCCAGGCATGGCAAGTCTTCGCTCATTAGCGCGCTCTGGTCAGCGTGGCTTCTTCTCAATAATCCCGCTATTCGTCTCCTCTGTGCTTCCTATGCCATGAATCTGGCGACCCGTGACAATCTCAAAACGCGACGCGTTATCAAGTCACCCTGGTTTCAATCGCGCTACAACCAGTGCGTACGCATTGTGCGTGATCAAGACGCCAAGATCAAATTTGAGACCAGCGAACTTGGCTATCGCATGGCCGTGTCTGTTGGCTCTAGCGCAACTGGGGAAGGCGGGGATATCCTCATTTTGGACGATCCGCATAATATCGACGAAAAAGAGAGCGACGCCAAACGCTTGACGGCGATTGACTGGTTTGTTCACACCTTTTCAACTCGCTTGAATGATCAGCAATCCGGTGCAATCGTCGTTGTTAGCCATCGCATCCATGAGCATGATGTGAGTGGGCATATCCTGGAAACAAACGATGGCGAATGGGTGCATCTCAATCTCCCTGCTGAGTATGAGCCTTCTACCGCATGTAGCACGCCTGTGGTATCTGCTTCAGACAAGGAATACGCCTGGAAAGGCGCTGATCCGCGGAAAGAAGAGGGTGAACTTCTCTGGCAAGCGCGTTTCCCGCAAGAGGTGATCGAACGGGCCAAACGTCGGCATGGCCCGCTTGAGTACTCTGCCTTGTATGGCCAGCGTCCAATCCCACCTGGTGGCTATGTTTTCAAGCAAGAGCACGAGCGCCTCTTCACCATTGATTACCAGTCCGAATGCTACCTCCTGCACATGCCGGACGGTATCCGTGCTGTGCCGATAGCGCAATGCTCTCTTCACATGACTTCCGATGTAGCAGCCAAGGCCAAAGAGCAAAACGACTTCACCGTCTTTTGCGTGTGGGCGGTCACGCCGCGCCTGGAAGTGCTCCTGCTCTATGTCTTTCGCGATCATCTCACCATTCCTAAACAGGTGGAGGAAGGCTACAAAATCTACCTCGCCTATGTCAACGGGCGCTTCCAGGCTTTCTGGTTTGAGGACGTGGCCTATCAGTCAGCACTGGGGCAATTCCTGCTGGAAAAGGGTGTGCCGTGCCTGGAATTTCACCCGGTAGGCGATAAGGTGCTGCGCGCGGGCGGTGCATCAATCCAGATGCGCATTGGCAACGTCTACTTCCTGGCGCATGCCTCCTGGCTGGAAGCGTGGCGTGATGAGATTTACAAGTTTCCGAAAGCGGAACACGATGATCAGGTGGACAATCTCAGCCAGATTTGTATTGTCATCAAGCAACTGGGCATAATCGCGCCGATAGACGCGTCCATTGCGAGCGAACTGTACGCCTACAAAGGCTAGAGGAGGATTTTTATGTGGGGCCCTATCCGGTTTTATCGAGAGAGCAGATCGTATATGCAGGGCTATTCAGATTGGCATTTCTTTAAGCGATTGCCGCGTGCCTTGTGCATTTTCTATTATCTGGCGTTTCGAGACTCTATCACATTGGCCATCTATCGGATGCGCCATCGTCAGGTGTAAGAACAAATGGGATGGTTTGGTACTATGATGCAAGCACTCTCTACCGGCTGGAATACTGGCCTACAAGCGGCACGGCGTGTGTACGAAGACCCGGAGACCTCCTACCAGGAGCAAAACTTCGTCAACCGCGCCATGCAGTACCATTTGCTGTGGGCCTACTACAACAATTCCATGTTTGAGAAATTGCCGCGCCTCGTGCACAACCTCCAACCCTGGGGCCTCTACAACCCCTGGCAGGTGTATCGCTCCAACTACAACCTCTATAGAGATATCCGCATGATTTACAACCCAACGAAAAGGCTGGTGGACTTCTATGCGGGGCAAGTCTACCCGGGCGTGCTCAGTGAAGACGGAAGCAAACTCCCCGACGGCGTGCCGCTGGCCATGCCCTTTGCCGAGGATATGGACAAACGCCTGAAAGACGCGGTGGCCCAGCTCTGGCAGTGGTGGAACTGGCAGGCCAAGAAGTCCGTGCACGTGCGTTACGGCGCGGCGCTCGGCTCTGTGCTCATCGAAGCTGTCGATGACATCGAACGCGGCAGGATTAGCGCCGACATCATCTGGCCGGGCTTCATCTATGACCTGGAACTCGACAACGCCGGCAACGTCAAAGGCTACGCCCTGCGCTACGAAGCCAATAACGATGAGGAGGGGGCATACCTCTACGAAAAGCAGGTAGACGTCGAAGCCTTCCGCTACTTCAGGAATGGCGAGCCCTTCGACTACGGCTCCGGTACCGTTGTGGACAATCCCTACGGTTTCGTGCCGGCGGTGTGGGTGAAGCACTCTGACAATGGCGGCGACCACGGTTCCCCTGCTATTGCTGGCTCTTTCGGCAAAATCGACGAATTGAACGGGCTTGCCTCACACGTCCACGATCAAATCCACAAGGTTATTGGTGCACCTGCTCTCCTGGCTATGCCCCCGGTCAACAACATGGATAAGCTCTTCGACACGCCAAAACGCGGCCCGACTGAGAGCCAGTCGGGCCCGTCTGGTGACAAGGAATCTGCGTTCCTCCTTCGTGTACCACAAGGAACGACGGTCGTGCCGCTTATCGGCAATCTCGATCTTTCTGCTGCTGCTGCCTACATGACGACGCTGCAAAAGGAGATTGAGGAAGACCACCCCGAACTCACGTTCTACAAGGAACTGCGCGCCATGTCGCAAGTCACCGGCCCGGCAGCGTCACGTCTCGTGGGCGATGTGAACACCCGTTTCTCAGAGGCTGCCGCTAACTACGATCAGGCCAACATCAAGCTCTTCCAGATGGCGATAGCGATGGCCGGCTTCCGCGCAAGTAGCGGCGCCTGGGGGCGGCTGAATAGGCAGCAGCAGAAGTTCTTGCCGTTCGATTTGGGCAGTTACGAGCAGGGCGATCTCGATATGGCGATTATGCCGCGTGAACTGCTGAAACCAACGCGGCAAGAGATCGGCATGGAGAATGAGCAGATGTGGCGCGGCGTGGCCTTCGCTCACCAGGCAGGCATCCCTGCGGAGTTTGTGCTCAGGGAGGCGGGCTGGACAGAGGAGAAGATCACTATGCTCAGTGATGCACAGCAACAAATTGTGTTAGCAGAGGCCGCAGTCGCCCGAAAACAGGATGAGGCGATGCTGACCCAAGGGCAGGCACTGCCTCAAGCATCAGGACAAGGACAATAATGCAGGAAAAACAGCTTTCAATTGAAAGCTTGCACCTTATTCAAGCGATACATGAAGAGATACGCCATACGCTAGAGACTGAACTAGAAGATGCCTGGCGTATCACGAAGATCGAAGAAGTCAGTCAAAGCAATTATGGTATCACCCTTCTCACGCAGGGAGACCCTCATCCTACCTATATCTGTACGCTCGTCCTGGCTGAGTTTGAGATACATGCGGTACGCGATGGCCCGCTCGTCTTTCCTTCGCCAGGGGATACCCTCTATTGTAAAGCACAATTGGTGAGCAATGGAAAGCTCTACTTTCCGACAAAGTGGGAAATATCATGAAGGGGCAATAGAAAGGAACGTGAAGCATGGCAGTTTTAAAAGCAGCAGCGCGCAGAGCGAGCGCAACAGTTGTCGTCAAGGGCAAGCCCAAGTACCCTATCCCGGATAAGGCACACGCCAGAGCAGCACTGGCACGAATTGACCAGGCACGTCCACCGCTCACCGCCTCCCAAAAGGCCAAAGTGCGAGCAAAGGCGCATAGAGTCCTGGGTACGAAAAAGAAGAAGAAGAAATGAAAACGCTTGAGTATAACGGTGAATATTGGTACATCGATGAACGCAGCCTCTGGAAGCGGTGTCGTCAGTGGCTTATCTGGATTGGCGGCTGGGAGAAGGCGAACGGGGAAGGATGGCAATTCCGTAACTCTTACGATAGATCAATCTTTATGCCGCCTTTTCCCGTCTCCCTACTTGGGCACCTCTTCACTTTCTTTGGCTGGGGTTGGCAAATGAAGTTAGGTAAACTCTATCCATTCGAGGTATATCGTTACCTGGTTTGGTCGAAGTCGTCAGGTTTCTATGTCTCTTCAGACGGAACACCTCCACGTTCCACTGATGACCCAAAGCAGGGCTTTTACATCATGAGACGAAAGAGGCATAGGTAGCATGCTCATATCAGCCATCATGCCCACCTACAACCGGCGCGAGTTCATCCCGCAGGCGCTCAAGTACTTCGAGCGGCAGGACTACCCGTACAAAGAACTGATCATCGTCGATGACGGGACGGACACGATCATCGATATCTTGCCGACCCACCTGAACATCTGCTACATCAGTCTCTCGGAACGATGCAGCCTCGGCACGAAGTGCAATATCGCGTGCTCGCTCGCTAATGGTGAAGTGATTTGCCACTTCGATGACGACGATTACTTTGCGCCTCATCGCCTGACTCACCAGGTACAGCCGATCTTACAGGGAAAGGCTGATATTGTTGGCGTCGAGATGGACGTGGTGTTTAACATCGTCGATTGGACGGCCTGGAAATGTTCATCGTCCCTGCGTAGCGAGATCTTTTATGGCGGCGTCGTCACCGGGGCCATGATGTACCGCAAAGCGCTGTGGGGGATGCATGCGATGCATCCCAACAAGACAACGGGGGAAGATGCTGATTTCTTGCGTCACCTGCGCACCAACGGGGCAAAGCTCGCAACCGTTGCTAACGCCGGGAGCTTTATCTATATCCGCCATGGCGATACCTGGCCGCTGCTCCCGCACTATCACCCGCATATGCACGAATGGAGCGCGGTCAAGATCGAAGAGCATATGCCTGATGAAGACCGGGCCTTTTACGCGCAACTGAGAAAGACAAAGAGATGATCGAAACGTTGCTGGTTGCGGCTATCTTGCTTGTCGAGATCGTTGATGTCATCAGACATTGGAAAAAGTGAGGAGCGATATAAGCATGCCTGATGTGGATATCACACAGACACTGGAAATGAGCCCGGCGGTGATGCGCGAATGGGCAGTGCGCGTGAGTCAGGGCAATGAAATCACCGGGCTAGAGCTTCGCAATGAAATACTGCCTGACGGTACTGAGCTTGGGCCAAATGGGCAAGCATGGGAAAGACGTAAACTTGGCTCGCATAGGACAGTGACTGTCCATTGTGGGGAAAAGGTGTATACACAGACCTTCATCAAACGCGATGATGGATGGTCTGAAGTTGAGGAAGGACAGGAGAGCACATGAAACAAGCACAACCGCGTCACCCGTCCACTGGCCGCTTTGTGAAGGGGACGCCAGTCAAACAAGGCAAAGCGAAGCCTGAGGGCAA